AATCTGTTTTGCTCAGACCAGATAACCTGATCAGATGTCATTGGCATTTCAGCGCCAACCATTCTTAAGAATCCAGATAAAGTTCTATTACCATATCTTTCAACTTCTTGCTCATATATCTCAGGGAGATATTGCTGAGCAAAGTCATTAGCTCCACCATTGAAAGCTAAATAGTTGCTTTGTAAAGCTTGTTGTACTTGAGAAGGTACGATCGACCCAAATACAGGAGAAATTGATCCCATAATAATTTAAAGTTTTTAGTTAAATTTTCGTGTTTTAATTTTAAGTTTTGAAGAATCTATACCACTAATTGACTTAACTTTTAATCCTCCAACAAACACGTCGCCTGGATTACTTGTTCTAGGTTCTGTATTTACATTTTTAGATTGTGCACTTAAATTTTTAATTGCATCAGCTTTGCCTTGCTCATAAAAATGTTGTGCTATAGTGTCCGCATTATTAGCAGCATACATAGCTTTGTGATAACCTTTTACATCATTTACATTTCCTTCCTTATCTAAGAACTTCTTAATGGTGTTGGAAATATCTGATTGATTATCAGCTACATCATTAACGTTTTTAATTCCATATCTAAACTTTTTTTCTCCTACCGAAAAATCAAAACCTTTGAACTCGGGACCAAAATAATTTTTAGTATTAGATTTGAACGTTTCATGTTGTTGTTCTGCTACTTGTTGTTCTTCATTGTAGCGATTGAAAAAATCCATAGCTTTTTGTTGGTCTTGAGTAACACCAGGTCTCAACTTGATTTCCTGGTAATATTGTTTCTTTAAACCTTCTAAATGCTGTTTGGCTTTTGCAACCTCTTCTTTATATGCAAGTTGTGCTTTGCGCACTTCTCGCGGTTCATCTACATCTTTATCCCATGAAAAATTATCTTCAATTAAAAAGTTAATTTCTTCAGAATTTAAATGTGATTTCGTTTGCTTATAATACTCTCGTAATAAAGTATCATTGTCTACGTTTGAATAATCATGATTTAATCTTACATAATCTTCTAATGTTCCACCAGTTTCATTCATAAAGTCTACAACTTTAATTATATTTTCTGGTAACGTAGGTATATTTTCTTTAGGAACATCTTGAGATATAACCGCTTCTGGTTTATCTTGAGATTCCATTTTTTCACCGATTTCAATAACTTCTTCTTCCTTTTCAGGTTCTTCTACTATTTCTTCTATTACCGGTTTTTCTTCTTCTTTAGATTCAACAAGGGCATCGGGCTCTTTATCGGATTCTCCTCCTTTAATTTCCACCTTCGGTATATCTCCGGATGGTTGATCATCAGGTATTGTTTCTGTTTTTGGCTCTTGAATGGCATCTTGTTGTTGTTCTACTTTTTCTTCAGTTTTTTCAACTGGTTTTGATAAATCTACTTTTATAGGTTCATCGTTTTTTACTAGTTTTTTAGGTTTAAGCATTTTAGCTTTTACCTTAAGCTTTCCAGCTTTCTCTTTTGTTTCTGACATAATATAATATAATAATAATTAATAATAATTGTTAAATCTGATCAATAGGTATTCCACCAAATTGATTTGTTTCAAAATCTGTTGGTAGACTATCATTTTGACGTTGACTTATCATTTTAGACTGTTGTGTAGCCTGTATTCTTGTTCTTTCGTCTTTTCTATCTTCAATTTGTTTTTCTTTAGCTTTTTCAGCATCAAGATCAGCTTGTTTAAGTTTAAGATCATACTCAAATTGTTGAGCCATTTGTTCTCTTTGTATTTCAGCTTCAGTTTGCATTCTTTGAATTTCAAGATCTGATTTAGCTTTTTCAAATTGAACATTAGTTTCGTTAAGAGCTTCAGCTTTTTGAACATCTGACATTGCAGCTTTTTCTGCAGCTTCAGCATTAGAATCTGCTTGAGCTTGAATGTTAGCCATCTGAGTTTCTTGATCACCTTGCTGTTTTTTCATTCTCTTATATTTTAAAACTTGATTTGCTAATTGTAAATTTTTAATTTCTCTAATATCAATAGCATCTTCAAGGAATATTTGATTTTGTTGTAAAGCCATTTGAATATTTTGTTCAAGCATAGCTTTTTCTTCCTCTTCAGGTTCTAAATCTAAAAATACACCAAAATCATAAAGATGTAAATTATCTATTTCTTGTAATGTAGCAACATTAAATTTACCAATACTTGCTCTTAATGAATCGTTTGTTAATTCAAAATCTAACATGTCTGAAACTCTAAGTGATATATTTTCACAAGTTTTTAATGTTAAGTATAATGAAGCATTTAATATATGTTTTGTAGCTGTATTTGAAGCATTAGCTGCCATTTTTTGTAAACCAACTAAAGCATCTTTATCTGGCATACTACCATCTCTTGCTTCATTAAGTCCAGTTACATCTCTTATCATTTGTAAATAATACTGATAAGTATTAATTAAAGATCCTATTTTACCATTAGCACTAGATGTTTGTAATTCTTGTATAGGTACTTTACCTCTATTTGGATCACCATCTTGAGTTAAAGATCTACCAACTATACTACCAGTTTGAAAGTACATATTAAGTGCTTCTTGTGGATTATAATTAGTTCCATTACCTAAATCAACTTCTGCTAAACCATCTACATCTACAAATACACCATCTGGTACCATCCTAGCAATTACTTGTTGTAATTTTAAAGAGGTTAATTGAATCATATCAGCAAACCCTGTAATACGATTTACTAATGAATCAATTCTACCTTGATACATATGAGGAGCTACAATGTTATAATTCATGTTAACTTTTGTTAAATCACTTTTAGGTCTGGTCATATTTGTTGCCATTTCCCATCTTAACATTTGCTCTACACCTAAAACTTTAGCACCACTAAATAACACTTCAATTGATCTTGAAACTCTATCAAAATTATCACTTGGTGGTGGGTTAAAAAAGTCAGGTTTTTCTAATGCTTTTTCTAATCCTTGTTCTGTATGCTTTAATTTAAATACTTGATCTATATAAGTTTTATATTCAAAATACATAACTTGTACTAAATCATTATTATAAGGTCCTTTCTGATATCCTTCTCTACCGGGATATTTTTGAATCATTTTTAAATCTTCATTAGTTAAATTAGGGAATTCCTTTTTTAACTCAGCAAGTGTTATTGATTTTATTTCACCTACATAATATATATCTTGAAAATTTGGATCATTAGTATATGACCAAACCATGTTAGCAGGATTTACATAATCTACAACAACACCTTCAGACTTATTAAAACTAGTTTTTACAGCCCCTATACCTATAGTAACTATATCTTCAACTAATCTTTTCTTAGTTAATTCGTATTTATTAAAATCTAATACATTATTAATTACCTCTTCTTCAGCTATTTCAACTGATTGCTTATAATTTAATTGCATATGAACCTCTAACTCCTCTTTATTTTGAGGTAAATTAGCTGGATCAATAGAGCTATATATATCAACTCCTAAATTTTGTTTTATGCTATCTAACAATGGTTTACTCATCATGTCACGCATAATAGAGTTTGCATAGTTAGTTCTTTGTTTTGTTGAAAACGGATCTTGAGCAAAAGCTTTTATATCATAATTTTTAGCTGATATACCATTAACTACTATATCTACAAATTTAGGTATAATAGGTACCGGTTTCCAGTCTAAATTTAAATAGCTTAAGTCACCATTAATTGATAACTCATCTTTATATTTCTGTACAGATTGTTCGCCACGAGCATATAATCTTAATCTGTTAAAGTTTTGATAACCAGTGTGCCATTTACCACTGTTAATTCTACCTCCTCTAAACCACTCATATTCAATAGCTTGACCTACTTTTAAGCCATATTCCCAACTAAGCTTTTCCGCAACAGGTACCACCTGACTTGGAAATGAACTATTAGTACTTGTATTAATCATTTATTATTATTTTTGATTTATAACCTTGGTTATCGTATTTAGAAAAATTTAAATTTACTTTTTCTTTAATAACTTCAGCTACTGGTCTATATTTATTTTTATTGCAAGCCATAATAGCTAAACCTGAACTTATAGAAGCATCATGTTTAGTTCTATTATTTATATCAAAAGCAGCCCAATCTTCTAATGTTCTTTGAAAATACATTGATCCATATTGTTCGTTATTGTAACCTACAAAACTTTCAATATATGATTCAATAGCGGCAGCATGAGCTTGTTTTACATCTTCACTAGAATTTGGTATACCACCTATTTCTTTTTCAGCTACAGATAATTTATACATTGTTTTGTCTGGACGATTCATAGAGTAGTTTCTATATCCTCTTCGCTTTAAATAGTAAAGTAATCTTGGTTTATTGTTTTCTGCTAATAAAGGCATACCATAAAAATATAATGCCATTAACACATCTTCAAAAAACATTTCTGCTGTTTGTGGTCTTGCTATATATTCTAAAAAGAATAAATTAGGTGGACCGTCCATTGTAAATTTAGTTAAACCATGAAGAGATCCTTTAGATCCTCTTCCGTCTACTGTTCCTGATATATCATAAGAGTCACATCCAAAAGCTCCTAAATGTTCATTTGCAGGATATTTTTTACCATTTTTTGTAATATATCTATTTTGTTGATGTATGTCTGGTACCCATGATACAAAAAATCTACCTTGTTTGCTAGGTAAAAAATGTACACTTGTATCTTTTATTCCACCTTCCCATTGAAAATTACCCTGAGTTACTACTCCAGAGTATTTCAAATCTTCATTATAATCTATTTGTTCGTAAATTTTTGTTAAATTAAATATAGATTGTTTTGTTTCATCTCTGAACGCATGTTTTTCAGTACGTGGAAACTGTCTATATAATTCATTAAGTGCGTCTGGATCATCTTTAAGGCCATCTACTTCATTCTCCCAGTGTTCAATGACACCGATCTCAATCTTTTGACCATCGATTCCTTCAACCCCTTGTTTTGGAGTATCAAAGACAGGGTATCCATAAGTATCAATGTATCCCTCGTAGTTCCATTCCATAGGTATGAACAAAGAATATAATCCTGAGCTAGTCTGTCCATTGCGGTTTCTTTTGGTAACATCTGAGTCATAATATATTTTTTTATAATTCCTACCACCTTTGTCAAGAGCATTGCTCGTTGATCCCATCATACATTTACCAATAATTTTACTACCTAATCTTAACGTTGTTTTGGTAACTCTCCAGTTATTGAGAATATTTTCAGGTTTTTCCCATTTTCCCGCTTCATCATGTACAAGTAACGCAAGTTTTTCTCCGTCATAGGAGTTATCACCAGTATTTTTCCAGTCGATTGTGGTATCAAGCCCAATGATTTCTTCAATTTGCGCGTTTGTATCCAACTTTTTTCTAGTGAATCTGGAAGCTGGAACCCTATAGGCAAGTTCGGTTTTTGGTCGGTCCATACCATCTTGAATCGGTTTGAAAAAGAATGGGTAATTAACTGAGATTGGAACAATCTTATCTGTAAACATTTTTTTAGCATCTGCACCTGATTTTGATAAGACACCGAATCGAGCGTCGCTAGATATTGTCGCAAGGTTGACCGTTTCCCCTGACGCCATAAAAGAAAAGCCACTTCGTCTATTTTTAAGGTAGCACATTCCATAACATCTTGTATCCGCTTTGCACGCTTCCCAGAAAATGAAGAAGAGTCTGTTTGCTTCTCGAAAGTCGGCTTGACCGACATCGATCTTTGACCACTGGAGATACATGTAGTGAGTACCAGTAAGATAGGTAGGAACACCTTTATTATAGAACCAAAAGCCTTCTTCACGTCTTTTAAATTCGTTATCAATATATCCATGTAAATTTTGTTTGAATGTTTCTGGGTAAGCTTTCCAATCAAATATAGTTTTAATTTTTTTTAGTTCTGGTCTGTGCGAAAACACTTCCCAGTATTGTTCTGATTTTTTATCAGATCTTTTATAAATATCGTCTACAGCGGGTAATGCTATCCTAAGATTTTGGATTTCATATACTTCACCAATTTTACCAGTTTTTGATATAACGACGATATCATATTCTTTATTGTATCCATATTCCCATTTTTTATGTCTATTTAACCTTTTAATTACTTGAGGTTTAATAGGTTCAATTATTTTATATAATGTTTGTTTATACATTACTTAGATCTTCTTTCAGCAAACCCACTAAAAGTATTATCTTTTTTTTCTGTAGGTTTATTATCTAATATATTTTTTTCTTCCTCAATACGTGTAAGTATTTCAAACGCATCAAATATAGCAAGCTTTTTTGTAGCAGCCGCATTTTTTAGTCTGTCAGCAGATATATCATCTTCTGAATCTACTATAGGCTCTTTTGCAACCTTAATTAACTCATCAACTGCTCTTTGCCCAGCTTGGAT